TTCTTTGCAGAACCTCTTTTGCGTTTGCCAAAGCTAACTTTGTTATTGTTTTCTTTAATCTTTGCCATAATTCTTTGCGTGTAAGTCTTTTAAAAACTCTTTATATTGTTTTTTGTCTCCGTATTCTATGTGGCACTTCCTACACAAACCCATTAGGTTTTCAATCGTGTCTTTGGCTTTACTGCCACCCATTCCCCTCGCTTCAATATGATGTATATCTACCGCTTGTGAGCCACACACTTCGCAAGGAATAAAGTCCGTTTTTTTATACCCCATTCCCTGCAAATATATTTGTGTGTGTTTCTGCATAGCTTCCCCATTAAATTTTCCGTTGATTAATAATTAAAAAATTTAACTATGCAAATTATTTTCCGTCTATTTCTTTTAGTTTATTAATTGCCCATTCAACCCCACTTGTACCGCCCCAAGCATCCCACATCAAACCGCCACAACCTTCACTATAAGGAACGTCTTTATGCTGCTGATGTCTTTTAAATGAAGCCATACGGGCAATCGTATCTCTACTAATCGGCTCACGATTTGCCAACTGTCTTGCCCTTGCTTTGCCTGTTGCTTCTCCGCAAGAACCCCACCCGTGTTCCTCTACCCACTTCAAAGCTCTCTTTGCGTTATTAGTTGCACTTTCGGGATAGTCGGTATAGCTTTCGGCAAACTTGCCACCTGCAAGAATAGCCTTCCAAACTTGCATTGCTTTTTCCTCGGTATCGTAAACGCAACCGCCTGAGCCTATTCTATATTTCCCATTTGAGCATTTTATTACTGGCATAGTTTACTATAAATATACTTTCGATCTAAATTTATCTCGTCAAAGTTATACTTCTTTTGGCAGAACTCAAATAGCTTTTGTCCGCTTTCCTTTCGCATATCCGCATCGCTTACTAAATCTTTGATGTGTTTGTACCAATCCTTCTGGCTTTTAACGTAATGCACTGGCATATCTAAGTAAGGATTGACATAACTAACAATGGCAGGGTTCTTTTTAGCAGCCGTTTCTAATACCTTTAAGTTTGACTTCATAGCGTTGAACTTGTTATCAACCAATGGAATAACTGAAATATCCGAGTCAGTGTAAGCACCCATATATTCCGTAACCTTTGCATAATTATAGATCGTAGGGTTTAGCTTTAATCCGCAAGTGAAGGCATCAATCATTTTATCCCATATAGGTTTCTCCCCGTCATTGTAACCTGCAATTACAGTTCTTATGTTCATACCTTGTAACCTTTTAAACGGCTGCCTAAGTATTTCTAAATCTCTTTCGTGCGTTCCGCTACCGCTCCAAAATAATCTAACCTTGTAATCTTCGGTCTTGTTATCCTGGAACTGCTCTTGCCCGTAAGGTAATGCGTTTGGTAAGATGTGAACGTTCTTATTAAATGGGCTTATCTCTCCTGCTAACCTTTCGTGTGTGCAGGTGCAAAGGTCTGCAATCTCTAAGTAATCGGTAATCTGTTTGCCTATATTATTATACTTGTATCGGTAATATAAAAGATGTGTTTCGCTAAGTTCCCAGTAATCGTCATTGTCTACTACTAACTTGAAGCCATACTTAGTGCGCCAAGTGTCCATTTGCTTTGCATCTATTTCGTTAAGCATTCTATTCATAAGCACAATATCCCAACCTTGCTCAAGTAGTTCGTCATTCAATACATCGGTAATAAGTGCGTACTCCTTTTCTAAGTGTACTATCGGCATCATTATTCTATGTAACCCAACTCCGCTATTAGCTGAAGTTATACAAAGTATTCGCATCTTATATTCTTTTGGTTATGGTAAATCTCTTGGTATTTATCCCATACGCTTTGCGCCCTTGCCAAGCTTTCGTCTTTCATTCGTCTATAATCAGTTCCGTTACCGACATCGTGTCCTATGTGTTCCGACCTCATATCTGGCAAGTAGTAATTAGTAAAGCCTGTAATAGTTGCACGTTCTCCGTAATCTGCATCTTGCATTCCGTATGGGTCATACTCGGTATTGTAACCACCTATTGTGTCTATAAGTTCACGAGTAATAAAGTTATCGCCAAAAGGTGTATGTACTTTATGCACTCCGTCTACTATTGGCGGCAATGCTTCAACGCAATGTATTCCTATTATGCCTGTCTTTTCTATTCGTTGTGCAAACAAAACAAACTTAGCTAACCAATTCTCAGGAAGTAAAATGTCATTGGCTAATAAACAAACCGCATCATAGTTCTGCGTTATGCGTAACCCTGCATTAACCCCGGCTGCTATTCCTCGCTTTTCTTTTGATAAATCATAACCGGCAAAAGGGTAGTTAAAGGTTTCGTGCGTGTCGCTTCCGTTATCTATTAAGAAGCAGTCCGCATTGTAACCGCTATTGTAAAAGTTTTGGTTAATTACACGCTGCGTTAAATCGTGCCTATTAAGAGTAAGTAATAAAATAGCTACTTTCATTATCTTATGTTTGAGCCGATTTCCCTTGCAGGAACTCCTGCATATTTAGTGTTTGGTTTTGCATCTCCTTTTACAAAGGCACTTGCTCCTATCATACAATTTTCTCCTACGTTTGCAAATTGATGCAGAACTGCGTTAAGTCCTATATTAGCACCTTGATCTACAATAGAATGCCCACCTATTTTTGCTCCGCAGCTTATAGTAACATTATCTAAAATTGTGCAATCGTGTCCAATGTGTGCGTGTTTCATTATGAAGCAACTATTACCAATAAAGGTGTCTATCTCTGTTCCTGCGTCTATTGTTACAAGTCCTGTAATAACATTGTTATCGCCAATGTAAACTTTGCCTTTTTCTTTTTGCCAAAACTTTTTATGCTCGGCTTTGTCGCCAATAATACAATAAGCACCAATGTAGTTTCCGTCTCCGATAATTACGTTATCGCCAATGATAGCGGTAGGGTGGATAAAGTTAGCCATTCTTTTTTTTATTTTTAGGTTTAGGTTGTTCTTCGTACCAAGTGTATAATCGTTTAATCATATCGAAGATACAATTACCGCACCATACTGTTAGTATAAAATCTGCACTCATATACTTGCGGTAAATATGCTCGTACATTTTTAAGATGTCTAAATCGATATTACGCACATAGCCATTTTGTACTGTATGCCAATTACCAATGTGTTGATCTAAAAAGTTGCGGTGTTCTATTTCCATAAGTTCCACATTAGTTTTGAAAGTAAAGGTGCTGCAACTCCTGGTATAAATACAAACGCAATAACATCGGTACATATTGCAGGTAGTAAATATAAAGCCAAACCTGTCCAAGCTGCTAAACAACTCGTACAACTAAAAGGCTTAAAATCTAATTTCCACTTCCTATGAAATTGGTGTATCTCTACAAAGAATATTGCAAAGCATATCGCTGCTATAATTATCATTTGCGTAATTGTTTTTTTAGTTCACGTTTAGTTAGTTTTAGTTCCCTATGTATTGACATATAAGGTATGCCTGTTACCCTGCTTAATTCTTTAGCGTTGCAGTTATGCTTTATAGCATACACTCGCAATAGTTCCGCTTTGTACCAGTGCATCTTGGATAGTTCATCTTCTACTTTATTAAGTAAATCTTCGTCTCTATCGTGTACAATCAATTCTACTTCTAAAGGTTTTCGATATGTTCTATAAAATTGGCTTGTATTACTTTGCATCATATTAATCATAGTCCTAACCAAGTAGAACTTTAATACGTTGCGTGTGCGCATATCAATTAAACGCTCCTCATCCATTTCGCATAGCACCTTAAATAATTCGCTTCTTAAATCTTCTCGTAAATCTTCAGGCTGCATTTTGTCTATTGCTTCCTTAAGTTCTCGGCTTTCCCAAAGTTCTAATATGATACTATTCTTGTTCATACTCCTTTAAGGTTAGTTTACCATTATCTTCGGTCGCTATGTAACAGAAGCAATTTGCCGTCTTTGCTAAGTTTAAGAACGCTATTTGATAACTGCTAAGTTTATCTCCTATGGCTTTGGTTTCGCAATAAACCGCTACTCCGCTTTGTGTGTGGAAGCCAACAACATCTGGAACTCCTTTAAGTCCTATAAATGTGCGACCCCTAACCGCAAGATTATTATTGCGCCATACAAAGCACCCGTTTTTATTTAGGGTCTTAATAGCTTCTTTGGTTAATTCGTTTGCGGTCATATTACAAAACTATATTAAGAAAATGAAACTTTACCATTTTTAATTTGCAAATCAAAAAATAAAGCTACGGCAACTGCTCTTGCCTGGTTCTTTAACCATTGTTCAGTCCATTCGTCTCGGTATTGTTTTGCGCTTATTATGTCCATTTTATTAGCTTTATAGGTAATAATCTCCATTAGTTTCTTTTTAGCAAGTGCGCCATCTTCTTTTGTCCATACCTTAATGCCAGAACTATTTAGCTTTGTAAATACGGATAGTGGGTTAAACAACCTATCAAAAGTTCGCTTTTCTAAAAGCTTATATTCTTGGTAAGAGTAATCAATTATCTCTAAATCAGTTAAGTGAGGTATTGCCTCTACTCGTTCTTGTGGCATCATTTTTCTTACTTCGTTTGCTTTTTTCTTATACCTATCCATTACCTGACTAAAGTAAGCAGGACTAAAATTTTGGTAATGGTCTATAAAGTCATTGGCTACCATTTGCTTAAACGCTACTTTAACTTCGTTTATTGTAAAGCCACCATACTCGCTTCTTATCCAATCTTCTAAGATTGCTAACTTAACTTCGCCAGGATTGTTAATACCTACAAGCTGCATAAGGTAAACAAGGTTTTGTTTAAATATGGTAGAGTTCAGATTGCGAACCCTCTCGCCCGAAAATGCGGTCATAATCTCTTGCTCCGTAGGAAGTAGAGTGGATAAAGTTGTAGTTTTTAAGGTTTTCAAGTTCGTGTTTATCAAGCTTTCGTTGATTATCTGAAGTTCTTTTTGCATCTTCTTTTAGGTTAAATAGACCTTTCCAACCATTTGCCATTGACTGATTAAGTATTTTTATAGCAATGTCTTCTTGTCCGTTTGATAATTTTGTTAATTCTTGTAAGGTAGCAAGTTCGCTTTGTGTTGTTCTATATGTAAACTTAAATTGTTTTTTCTTGTAATCCTTCCAATCAAACCACATTTTTTCAAATTCCTTAGAAACAAAAGGAAGCTCTATTATTTCTTTTATTTCCTTTATTTCTTTTCCTTTCCTTTCCTTTATAGCATTGCGGTCGCTATGCGGTGGCATTGCGGTCGCATCATTTACATTAGAAACCCAACGTTTACGGGCGTTTTGACTTGCCTTCTTGCTCTTACTATCCCTTTCGTCTATGCGTTTTTGTACCGACATACTACCAAAGTTTTCGCCTTCAAATACAAATAAACCAAAGTCGTGTAATACGCTATGCACAACTTCGCTATGCACTCGCAGGTCATAAGCTATGCCATCGCAATCCGTTCGCAATGCGTTTGCATTATTGTAAAGGTCTTCAATAATTGCCCAGAATACCCCATAACCGAGCATTCCGTGTTTCCTAATAAGGAATTTAATCTTTTCGTCATTACGGCAATTATAGTCGTGAGAAAAGTAAAAAGTATCTTTAGACATATTCAGTAAATTTTTGTAGTTCGTCAAAAGTAACATCTTGTATTTTAACATACTTATGCATAAGCTCACTAATTTGTGGTCTTAATTCTTTGTAAGTTAATCCTTTGTAAATATGAAATTTAATAATTCTGTTTACAAAATACTTAGAGTACTCCTCTTCTTCGTGGCACTCTAAACATAATGTAGTTAAAAATTCATTTTCATAATCCCAAGGGTCATTTTTGTAGATATAAACCTTGTGATGTACGTGCAGTTGCTTTTCTGTTGAACCGCACATTGTACAGGTAAACTTGTCTCGTTGTAAAATTTCAAGACGTTTCTTTTGCCATTCAGGACTTTTTAGTTTTTCTCCGTATGTCATAAAATAAAAAAGCCCCCAATAGAGTCCAGCTATCGAGGGCTATTATTTAACCACTAAACACATTATCGGCTGGACTTTCGCTAATGTGTCTTATATTTATGTTGCGAATATACACTAAATTTCTTTAAGTTCTAATTTTAAACAAAGTTTTTTTAGCTTAGTTTTAAACCAGTCCTCAGTTTCTATTAGGTTATTCGCTTGTTTTATGTTATGGATAGCCGTTGTATGGTCGCTTGTTCCTGTGTATTGGCTTATCTCCTTAAGGCTTAACTTGGTGTACCTTCTAAGTAAATATGCCGCAGCTTTGCGCCCAAATGTTGTTTTTAAACTCCTATCCTTAATTAATACATCGCACTCAAACTCTTCGTCTACCAATTTAACAATAGTCCTTGCGCCAATGTCTAACCCTAAAGGCTCGTTATCTTCTATGCCTAACAATCCAAGTTGCTGCATCATTTCGTGCAGTTGCAAATGGGTGTTGCGTTGTGCAAAGTATAACTCCTTTAATTGTCTTATTGATATATCCTTCTTTCTATTTAGCATAATTAAAACGGCAATCCTTCCGTATCTTCTTTAGGTTTGAAATCATTTACATAAATCTTGTAATCTGGTTGCTTGTCCTCGGTCTTGTAGGCATTAACCCACATCGAGTATTTTACATCATTAATTGTAAAGTTAATTACTTCTCCTTTAGCGGTTTGCTTTTTCCAAGCACCTGCACTCCATTTTTTTTGTTCCATTTTTATTTGTTTTTAATTGAATATTGAGCTACTAATTTACTTTGTTTTTTCGTACCAACGTTAATTAATTCCGTTTGTACTTTGTAGCCTTTGCGTTTTAATTCAAATACTACGGCTGCAAGTCGAAGGCTATTATACTTCGTTAGAGCCTGAATTGGTGTCAAGGTTTTGCCCGAAAGCAAGTGGTTCAAGATTTGTTGTTGTTGTGTCATTGTTATTGATTGGGTTAAAAAAAACGGGTTTGTCTAATTTATTTTCATACTTTTTAATAAAGGCTAATAAGTCCTCGTATGCCTCTTCGTTATACCAAGCGTAATGGTATACTTCTGCAAGTAGCATCTGCCTTTCAAATGGTAATAGTTCACGCATTAGCTTTTTTTTATTGTTTCTTTAATCTTGTTAAATTCATCTAAACTCTTGATGGCATTGATTTTCAAAGCAGCCTTTACCTTTTGGTCTTGGGTAAACTTTGTCTTATCTAACTGCTCAATCAAAAATGCTTTTTGTCCTTCGCTTACTTCGTCTTTATGCTCATTAGTAGCATCTGCATCTTTAGTGTCATCGATTGCAAATAAACCATTCATAGCATATTTACGAGCATAAGAACTTGAACTACCCGTAATTTGACTTGAGTCCATTCCCTTTTTATTTTCCTCTTCACGAGCAAGACCAGTGCAAGTAATGTTATCTTCTCCGTTACTTAAACAAGCAGTAGCCTTTACATAAACTCTACCGCCTACTTCTATTACTTCATCGCTTAACATTAAAGCGTAGCCGTACTTGTGGCAGATAGGCTTTGCAGCTTCGATAATATCTTCTGCACTTCTGTACTTGTATTTAGCAAAAGCATTGAATTGGTTTTTAGGTGCTTTAAGTTCCTGTTGAATTTTAATTAGGCTCATTGTTATTTGTTTTGTATGTCTATGTTATAGTGTTCTAAAATTTCGATAATCGGTTCTTGTCTTTTCTTTAGGCTTACAAAGTACTCGTAAGCTTGTGAATATTCCAAGTACATACTTGCGCTATCGTATTTATTATCTACTAAAGTATAGTAGAAAATTGTGCCGTCTGGCTTAGTTTCTTTTACAAATTCAATCTTCATATACTTCGTTTTTTAAAAGTTCAAGTTCTGCATTATGTTCTACCCAACGAGTAAACGTGTAATCGTCATCTTCGTAATCGTAGTTTTTAGGCAATAAGGCAGGGTCATAAGGGTTTGTAGTACTCCTATTCCCGTCGATTAATATGTTCCCGTATCGCTGATATTGGAACATTTGGTAGGTGGTTAAATGTGTCATTTTGTGTTTTGTTTACACAAATATACAACAATACACAATACAAAGTGCAAAACTATTAAAATATTTTAGAATTATTTTTGCAACAATGTTGCATTTGTACTTAGAAACGTACAAAATAACGTACAAAGTAAAGCTAAAACTTTACAAATTATGTAATAAAGTAAAGGTATAACTTGCCAAAGTCGGTAGTAAAATGCAGCCAAAAGTAGTAGTATTACTACCTTTTGTTGTACTAAAGTGCAACATTATAGTAGCTTTTGAAAGTAAAGTTTATCGTAACCCCCGTAAGAATATTCGGGTAAGTAAAGCCTAAAACCACACGAGATTAGGTTATTAGCACTTGGGAAGTTGTCTAAGGTTGTGTATGTAATAGCTATATGGCAAAAGGTAGAAGCTGCCTTTAGCCTTGTTTTAATCATTCGTCTTTGTATGCCTTGCCCTCTATAATCTTTATGTACCCACGCCCTGTTAAATATGCAAATGCCTTTAGAATAAATTGAGCCGCAATAAGCAACAATTCGGCTCA